ACTCGTGTTTCGATGGACATTGGTTCAAACAGAGAATGATATATTGTTGAACCAAATGCACTCTGAAATACACGCTCTCCGCGTTGTGTCCTGATGATCCGTATGATAGATCCGTTTATTGCATCTACATCAGATCGTCCTACGATATCTTTGGTCATAGGGTGAACCAGCATATCGAGGTCTAAGTCTCTATATTTTCTTTGTCTTATTGTTTGTATAGGTGCAGGCATTGGATTTGTCCTTTTTCCTTGTCGTTGTTATATTATATTTATACTTTGAGACTCAGTTTTCATCAATGATACAGTTTGATCCTGTAAGATTTGTAGACCCGCAGGATAGAGAATCTCCAATCCTTGCCACGGGAATTCCATTTATTAGTACATTCGGTGAACCACTTGCCTGCATTGCATCGTGAGGCGCACATACAGAACATCCGTGAGCTTCCCAAAGATCCCCTACTCTTACTGCTGGTATTCCTTCTATCAGACAATCAGGTGAGGCTGATACGGACATTCTTGATGGGAAACATCCGTGTCCGCTACACATATCTCCTAATCTTACTATTGCAGGCATAAGCCAATTCTCCTATTTTTTTGCCGAAAAAAATTTTTCATTTTCAAAACTCTGAGGTTATCCTGGTGTACTTATTCGTACTATATGACATCCCGGTTATCCGATTTTGCTAAAATTTAATGACGGTAATTTGTCGGTATCGAATGGCTTCTCCGTGGGTAATTTAGACTTGGTATTCACATTTTTCTTATTGGTGAATTTACCATAGGACTCCACTGATTTATTTCCTCCAGTGGACCCTGCTTGTCCCTTCTTACACACCCATTCTCCATTTGCATCTTCACAAATTGCTTTAGACTTAGCGTTGGTTATATCAGCTGCCTGACTACCTCCAGACTGACCCTTTATAGCACTCGTGGTAACGAACCATTTACCTGAGTATTTCTGACAAGTCGCCTTACCAGGTTCAAATGGGTCTACTATAGTGGCACCATATTTAGCCATTATCACTATTTCGACAGACTGATAGATTTGTCCATCATCTCCTACTATATACTCACCTGTCCCTTGCGCCTCGGCGGCATTGACCTTAGCTATTAATGTCTCAGTATAATTGGACGAATCTACTAGCTGGTATCCATCAGGGTACTTTAGTTCTGTGAAGTCACAATAGCCCACTTCTTTAGCATCTGGGATCGCAGTGGTAGGCTGACATCCACAAGTCTCTACTTGTGACCAGTCTCCTGTAGCCATTGCTAGTTCTACTACTTCTCTTGATATATCATATTCAGATACATCTCCTCCTATATTAGACTTTTGTGTACTTCTGTCTGGAGGAAGACTTGCCGCTCCTGGATTCAGTCTATATGTACCAGGGAGTATACCTAGTCCACTAGTAGGAGCTACATATGCTATGTCAAAAGGTTTTGGGTCAAATGGGTCTGCACTAGATTGTAATGGAGCCGCCCCCTGTTTAGAGAGAATGGGATCTGACCTTCCGGGATCGAGAGGAGATACTTTACGTGGATATGACCAGGAACCATAATACGACCCTACTTCTATTAGAGCATCACGGTCTTTAGTTACAATTACTGATTTAGATCCACCTGTGTCCCGAGTCTTAGGAGTAATTACAGGTTTTTGTAGGTCCTTTAATGCAGAAGAAGAACTAGATGGTGGTGGTCCTTCTACGTATTCTGGAAAGGTTTCCGTTAGAGTCTTAGCTACGGGACCCATTGCGGCCTCTACGGATCCAGCTATCTTGACTTCATTATCAGTCATCTCCTTTTCGTGCCATTTTCCTTCAGTCGCTTTACATCCTGCTTCATCTCTATTAATATTTGATGTACTAGAACTCCCGGACCCTCCTGTACACCAGCCTACTTTATGTACTTTTGCTACCTTGGCCTTGTCCTCCGCTACTGCCTTATACTCTACCTCTGCTACATTTGCTTTAAATTTCTCATTTTTATCGGAAAATGGGGTCTCACCCTTCTCTATTCCCTTCGAAAAATCAGATTTTGCTTCAATAGGCTCTCCATTCTTATCTTCTGTAGGGAACTCCGGGTCATTTGGAGTCACCCACCCTACTCCATTAACGTATTCCGGTGGTGTTTCGTCATATCCTCCAGTAGGAGAAGCCGCTTGTTGTTGTTCGACTACTTCTGTTCCAGCAGGCATAGACTCAGACACTTGGGCGGCAGTGGCCTGGCCGGCTTGTGGCTGTTGCTTATGTTTAGGTAAGTCTACAACTGTACCAGGAGGTTTCCCTAATTCTTCTGCAAGGGGAAGTTCCGGTTCTACTGGAGCCTCGGTCTGTCCAGTGGCGGATTTGTACAACGTCATAATGTCTTGCATCACTGGACCTGTTACGTGTTCCAACATTCTATTGGAATTGACTAATGCACAGGGGTCAGAAGTGGCTAATTTGGCAAAGGCAGCCCATTGAGCAAGTTTATTAAGAGCGGCTAATAGGGCGGCGACATCTTTTCCGATAAGATCATTGATCTTATCCATCATCTCACCACACATATTATTGAAATCGTTGGTTAGATTCCGTATTTGAGAACAGTTTGCCAGCATATTTGAAACGCTCGAGGCGTTCGTAAAGTCCTCCACCAACTGTCTTGATCGATTATTAAGCTGTGGTAGGTCACCCATTCCCATCGCATCATCGACTACACCTTCAGATTCGAGTAAGGTGGCGAATCCTGCGGCACACTCTAGCATCTCATCCGCTTGACCTAATGCTTTGGATAGCTCCCGTCCTGCTTGCTGAATACCGGAATTCCGTATGAAATCTCGTGTAGCGGCTAATAGAGCATCGTTCAAGAAGTCTCCACAAGAGGTGAATCCATCGGAAACATCCTGGATTCCTTGCATTGTGTCCCATATCTCTTCTCCTTCGGCACCCGGGTATGCGGCTTTGACAGCGGTTTCGTTCATACCATCCGGTGGCTTGGTGATATTCAGGGGTTCGGTCTCCTTCTTCATATGATCCAACTTGGCGTGGGTCGGTGACCGCATCTCCGATCCAATGGACCCCATTGCATCATTGGCACTGGAGAAGATTCCGGTGCCCTGTGATCCTGATATTACGCTACTTGGTGATACTGGCATTTTCTATCCTGAACGTCCAATTCTTTTTTTTTTTTCGTGGAAAACACGGTTTTTTCCGTTTTTCCTAGTTTAGCTTTAATCCGGCCCCTTTAACCCAGTTAATGGCACCAGCCTCCGTGGTTACTCCAGCGGCAGAGGTGATCGTGCAATCATCCAAGGAATCGATGTTACAAGCTCCTCCTGCTTCGATATTAAGGTCACCTCCCCCTACTAAATTGAGGTCACCCCCGGCTTCGAGATTGAGATCACCATCTATCTTGAGATTGGCATCTCCGGTAATGGTAATGTTCTCATCTCCTGCGACAATATGGTAATTGTCCATCATAACGTTTACGGTGCGTGTCCCATCTGGTCCTATCTCTTCCCACGTACCTGCTTTGTGATACCTCATAAGGCGTTCAGCCCCTGGAGTATCGTCCCATTCTTCCACGTGACCACTCTCTGAAGCCCTTACGTGATTGAAAGGATACTGGGCTTTGTAGTTGTCCATTGGTAATCCTTCTTCTGGCTTAGAGTCTCCTCCTCCCACGGAGGGTGGTCCTTCGAAATCTTTACGAGCCCGTCTATGAGTATCTGGTTCACCGAGATGGGTGGCTTTTGGATATATCCCATTAGGATCGTTAAAACCAGTCTTCGCTGGCGGCTTAGTCGGATACCCTCCCAAAGTTCCCATCATAATAGGCTCTTGACAGGCTTCTCCATCTCTGAAGAATCCTACTACCCAAGTCCCTTCTACTGGACCGAGCGGAGTAGTACCAATTCCATTCATCGCGGCGGAAGTAATAGGTTGCATTGGATGAGCCCAGGGTAGATCCGTGGTCGGAATCCCTTCATCAATTCCCAACTCCATCTTCTCTGTATGGAGACCAGCGATACGTACCTTACATCTTCCTAGTGCCATTGGATCACGTCTATCCTCTACGACACCCGTGAACCAAACGAAACCATCAAATCCCATAAATTGCATAGTCTTATCCTCGTTCTTCGATTACTATATCTGGATCTCCAAAGAATCCATCTTTCATACACTCTACCGTCATTGTGTATTCATTATTATTAATCTTATGGTGGATGGCGGTGACTAACCATTTTCCGGTCATATACTGATCCTCGGGCACATCGTGAGTGGGAATATGAGTTGGTATTCGTAGGAGCACCACATCACCAGCCCAACAATTTGAATCACCTGCGACATCAAATTTAATAGTATTAGCCCTCATTTCAGTCGCCTTCATATCATAATGAGGGTAATGACTCTTTTCTCCTTTATCGTGAAAATCATAAAGGTAGTTTGAACTCATAAAACCATTGTGTTGCCCTACATTATATTCCGCAAATGGAGCGTCCTTTGGTCCGTTTAGCCCTGTACCCTCTGCCATTACCTTGTCTTTCTCACCATCGTATTCCACTTCATATGTCATCAGCGACTTTTCAAGGATATTATGAGTGAGAATAGACCCACCATACATACCATTTACTTGACCGCTTGATATATTAAAGCGTCCTTGCTCTGAATATTTCTCCACAATTGCATTATCAACCGTGAAGCCGAGGGCACTCTCACCAATCCCTACAGGCATATTTTTCAGGGTAAATGCTCTCATTATGTCTCCTCCTTTTAATTCGTCTACCGTGATGAATTTGAAGCCATCATTGTTCTCGAAAAAGAGGTAATTGGACTCTCCCTCAGCAGATACCGAGTTGCGTCCAAGAAAATTTATTAGCTGAAAAGGATTCCAATTTGGTACCACTATATTCTTTTCGTGTAGAGAAGGAGATACCACAAAGTCAGTCCATAAGTAGTCACCAAACTCCATAATCTCTGAACCCACATATTCCACTATCTCTGAAGCCGTCATCTTCAAAAATGAGCGGCTTATTAGTTTTGAGTTATTAACAAAGAGGTAAGGAGATGCTATTCCTATGTCATAGATTGTAGATTTTGCTGTATGTCTTCCTCCGCTTATGGAATCAATTCTGAACTCCTTTTCGAGATTGGAGGTTTTCTCCGAAGACGTATTCGGGGTAAGTATCTCAAAATGAAATTCCTCTAGACCAGAGCCAACAATACCATTCTCCTCGACCATCCCAGTTCCATCTTCTATTTTAATATTGCCAAACATACAATTATTGTATATTGACTCCCAGATACTCAATTGCTTGATGATGCCAGATAATTCATCATCTTCTCCTTTGTAGTTCGTGAACTTACAATTCCATTCGGAGGTCGTTTTTGGGTCTAATGTTTCAAACTGCGGATCCATAATGTAGTTTATTCCTGAATTTGTTGTTTAGTATTTCTCATCCAATCTGCAAATTCGTCTGCTATCTTTGGAACGTAACTGGGCTTGAGCAACATAATATGTCTCAGTTTATCGTTTAAATGTAGTTCCCATTCTATATTAGTAACAGGCACTCTGTCCTCTTCAATGCTGTTTTCCGCATATTGGGTGAATTCGGAATCTTCCCAATGATGAATTACATCTATGTCGTCATAGGTTTTTTCCGCATATGCATAGACTTCGGGTTCTCTCATTACCCAATCATAAAATGGATCAATTACCTTATTTATTGCACATACAATCCACCAATAGTCTTGATTCCCATAATACTTTTCCGCCACTTTTTCGGGAGTAGCAGTTTCGTCTATTGTTACGGAATAATAGAAAGTTGCATATTTACTAACTGATGAGAGCATATCTAACCTGTGTGTGATATCAGCTACACTCACTCCATTATAAGTTAGTTGTGGAAGTATTTTTGAATATTTTGGCATTAATATCCTCCTCTTTGTTGAATATCACCCGCAGTAATGATTGCGTTTTCTTTAAGCTCTACTGTGAGTTGTGTTTCGATTGGAGCACCATCCTCATATGCATTCCACGTTCCTGTTGGAGTATAATTCACCGCAACTGATTGGATAAAAGAATCCTTTATCTGGAATAAATGCTTATTGATCTCCGCACCATACCAGAATTCTACATTGACTGTTACAGGTATACCTAGGCGCCCTATATTTTTCAAAGAATCCGCAACATCATCTATAAGGTCTGTGTTATTTGTAGTCTTTCCGGATTCTTTTTCTGCTTCTTTTATTTCAGCGACAGTTTTTGCGTGAGACTCACCAGAACTCTTAACAGTAACATCACCGGCAAGAGCCCCTTTGACTACAGGAGAACTGAATTTTTTGAACGCAAAACAAATCACTTCAATTGCTTTTTGTTCTTCTCTATCTTTAGGGGTCATTCTCCAATTTAGTGTGTGTGACCTTAATGAGGCTCCATCATATACCAATCCCATCATTTGATTAGAGATTGAACCCATTGCCATTTTACCAGAATTGTTTACGTTAGCTACTGAAGAAGTAAATTCAGCCAATTCACTGGCAGCTCCAGCACTCACGGCTGCGGCTTGTTTTAGAAGCATCGCTCCAAAACCTCCTAGTCCTCCACCTTCTCCACCCATTGTATTACCTCTATTGACCAACATATTATCTGATTCAGAATATTTCTGAGCATAGGTAGTATTGAGAGTCAGAGGCATAGGTAGCCAAATATTAGCAATAGAGTCTTTATCTAAACCGTGGGCTTGATTGCTCTTATCACTCGCACGAGGAGCTGGTACCCAAGAATTGATTATACATCTTGTCCAAAAATTTCCGGCAGATACATCATCTAAAGGGAATTTAAATACTTGAGCGCCATTAGCTGGGGGGATGTCAGATGGATCGGGTTTAAATGTTGCAAGCGGATGTTCAGGTTGCATCAAACTGCTTTCAACATCTGTTACTGCAATTGAAGTTCCGTGGGAACCAATATTTCGTCCGGTCCGTCCCTTTTGTCGGTTCTTAGTGGGCATATGTCCTTCCTATGTTCTAAATACGTATTTAAACTATTTATATAAATAGTTGATATGGCTTATAAGGGAAAATACAAAGTAAAAAATCCTAATAAGTATGTCGGTGCTGTGGATAAGGTTAGGTATCGGTCATCTTGGGAACGTAGATTTATGGTATATTGTGATGTTACACAACCAAAGATCGAGAGATGGAGTAGTGAGGAAATTGTGTTACCCTATAAGAGTCCGGTGGATGGGAGAGTCCATAGATACTTTCCAGACTTTTGGATTGAGCAAAGGGACAATAATGGTAAATTATCTACAATGGTTATTGAAGTAAAGCCTAAGGCTCAATGTGAACCACCCAAATTACCAAAGACTAAAAATTCTAAGAGTAAATATAGGTATTTACGTGCAATGAAAACGTGGAAAGTGAATGAAGCAAAATGGAAAGTAGCAGAAGAATTTTGTGCTGAACGGAAGTGGACATTTAAATTACTAACAGAGGACCATTTGGTGAAGTAATATGGCTGAATCAAAAGCGAAACAAGCAAAGAAATCGGTAGCGTGGTTTAAGACGAAAGTAGGAGAATCCGCACGAGGATTCAAGAAAAAGGGAAAACTGGCTCCTGGGAAGATGTATACGTTTGGATATGACGCCAAATTTAAAGCAATCCTTCCTTACTGGGATAGATTTCCTCTTATTATAGTGTTAGATGCGTATAAGGATGGCTTTTTAGGACTTAATTTTCATTATGTATCTCCTATAGAGAGAATGAAATTCTTCTCAAAAATAAAGAAATTCGCAACTCAAAAGGGAGAGGTAGAAGATATGACAAACAAAGCAAGATTCAGAATCTCCTGGAATGCAGTACGAAATATTAAGCACGCCGACAAAATGATACATAAATACTTATATGGACACGTAAAAACAAGTCTACTGGAAGCACCTCCTAATGAATGGGAGAACGTTATATTTCTACCATATCAGAAATTTGTTGGTGCCACTGCTAAATCAGTATGGAGTAAATAGATGGAAGTATCAGCTTTTAACAAAGTAATAGGTTCTACAGGAGATTTCGCTAGAAATAATTTATATTCTATAGAAGTCTATATGCCTCGAGGACACGATGGAATGGGAATGACCGGAGGTAATGGATATTTTGGTAAATTTTACACTGGAGCAGACGAGGAAAAGGGAGGAGCTCAATTTCTTTCATATAAAGCAAAGCAAGTATCAGTTCCTGGTAAAAGTCTGGGTACAATCGATGTCAAGCGATTTGGTCCTGTTTTTAAAGTAGCAAATGATTTAATTGTGGACACGGTGTCTATGACATTTATGTGTGGAGAGAGTTATGCAGAACATAGATTCTTTGATGGTTGGCTATCTGGCATTATGGGACAAGTCAAGCACGGCACTGGAGTATCTAAAGGAGGTACTTCTCATAGACAAATATATACCTTAAGTTATTATCACGATTATGTTAGTGAGGTTAGAATTATTCCTCTCGATAGACAAGGCGGTGCTATTGCGAATATCGTTTTAATAGAAGCATATCCAACGAATGTAGGACCAATGGAATTTACTTGGGGAGAAACAGGAGAAGTACAGCAATTTACTGTAACTTTTTCATATAGAGATTGGAATCATACTGTACCGAAAACTGGATGGTGGGCAGATATTGAAGGTACGAACACAGGTAAACAACTACCTAAGCAAACAGCAGGTAATATAAATCCTGATGGAACCGCTACCGCTTGATAAGCAGGGAATAAACGTCTATTCCCCGCATTGATAACATAATTGTTAATAGGAGATAATATTATGGCATTACCAAAAATAGAAACACCGATGTACAGTTTGAAACTGCCATCGGATAAAAAACAGACTGTGACCTACAGACCATTTCTGGTGAAAGAAGAAAAGATTCTTTTGACTGCGATGGAAGGAGCTAAGACTCTAAAGGGAGATGAGTTTGCGAATGCAGTAAGGGATGTGATTTTAAGAATCATCACAAACTGTACTGATGGGAAGATAAATGCAGATAAGTTACCTGCATTTGATGTTGATTATTTGTTCTTAAATATTAGAGCAAAGAGCCGCGGGGAAATGATTGAGCCTTCATTTACTTGTAATCAAGAAAAGGATGGAGTACCTTGTGGACACGTAGACAAATATCCAGTTAGGATTGACGAAATCAAAATTGAATTTCCTGATAAAGATTATTCAAAGATAATGATAAAGGATGATATTGGAATCCAATTAAAGTTTTTGTCTACTGAAGAGATGAAAGTTCACGATAACGAGACTGACGGCATCGAAAAGATGTTTAAGGTTATTGTTGATTCAATAGATTATGTATTTGATGCCGAGAATGTTTATAAAGGTAAAGAAACATCAAAGGTTGAGATG